CAGTGCCTGCCTTCGAGTCTATTGCTACTGCAACAGGAAGCGGTCAAACTAGCGTCACATTCTCTTCAATTCCTTCAACATACAAGCACCTTCAAATCCGAATTATTGCAAGAGATAATTCAGGAAACGGTGGTGGAAGTGGAGCGTTGAGATTACGCTTTAACGGTGATACTTCTAGTGTGTATGACAGACATAATCTTAGTGGAAATGGTTCATCACCTAGTGCTGGTTCTGATATTAACTCAAATGACTTTTCATTAGATGCACTAATGATGGGTGGAGGAACAGGAGCCAACATTTTTGGTGTCGGAATTCTTGATATTATTGATTACGCATCAACTACTAAGAACAAAACTTTAAGACTCATCAACGGAAACAATACTAACAATACTTTTGGCAATGAGTTTATACGCTTACAAAGCGGTTGTTGGAGAAACACGAGCGCGATTAGTTCGATTGAGTTATATATATCAAATGGTTCAGGTTACGAAACAGGAACGACCATTTCATTATACGGAATTAAGGGAGCGTAAATGCCAGCAACATACGAGCCAATCGCTACCACGACTTTAGGCAGTGCAACTAAAAACATTACTTTTTCAAGCATTCCTGCAACTTATACAGATTTACGAATAGTCTTAGTAAGCACAATTCAAACAGCAGCCGATTATGTTGAAATAACATTCAACGGCACTACTACTGGTTATTCTTGGACACGCTTGTCAGGTGACGGAGCGAGTACAGCATCTGGACAGATTAACTCTAATACTAAATGGGTTCCTAATTTACCTCTTGGCGGTAGCACAACTATTCCAATGTTGATTACAACTGATATTTTTTCTTATACTGGTTCTACTTTCAAAACTGGTTTAATGGAAACCTCAGCAGACTTAAATGGTTCAGGAATTGTCATTCGTGGTGTTGGACTATGGCGAAACACGGCAGCCATTACTTCAATCAAACTAGAAGTGCAGACTTACAACTTCAATTCTGGCACAACCGCGACTCTGTATGGGATAAAAAATGCCTAACACATACTCACTCATCTCATCCAATGTCCTTACCAGTTCTGCCGCATCTGTGACCTTCTCTTCAATCCCTGCTACTTTTACGGATTTGGTGTTGAGAGGATCTGCAAGAGTCGATAGTGCTAGTAATTATCAATCTATGGCTATGGCTTTCAATGGTGGTTCTCCAACGTCAGCATTTTCGCAAACGTGGATTAATGGAAGTGGAACAGGTACTACGTCTGGCAGATACGGTAGCAACACAACTCTTTATCCATCTTATGTCAATGCTGCATCATCTACATCTAACACTTTCGGAAGTTTTGAGATTTATGTGCCAAATTATTTGATTGCTCAATCAAAACCTATTGGAGTATTTGGTGCTACTGAAAACAATGCAACTGATGCTAGAATAGAAGCAGATGCAATGTTATGGGCAAGCAATAATTCTGTTGCTTCTATAACTTTATACGGTAATACTAACTTTGTTTCAGGTTCATCTTTCTATCTCTACGGCATCAAGAACTCATAAGGAGCAACAATGACAACAGCAATCGAAATCAACTGCGAAACAGGCGAAGTCACAGAGCGCCCATTGACTGCAGATGAAATCGCAGCCAATGAAGCGGCACAGGCACAGGCAGCAGCCGATGCCATTGCACGCGAAGAAGAAGCAGAAGCGCTGGCTACATTGAAAGCAAGCGCCAAAGCAAAGTTAATTGCAGGCAAGCCACTCACGGCAGAAGAAGCAGACACACTGGTAATCTAGCGGTATGACCACAACATACCGATATCTGTTTGCGGATTTACTCACCAATGTAATTATTGCTGAGTTACCTTTAACTGGCGTTTCATTTGGTTCTCAACTTAATCAGGCAGGTTCGTTACAAGGTCGCATACTTTTATCAGGTATTAACACAACTGCATTCAATATTACTAACGCAACAATACCTGCTAAATGTGCGGTGTATGTAGATAGAGATGGCGTACTTGTGTGGGGTGGAATTATTTGGAATCGCAGTTATCAATCTTCAAATCAAACTCTTTCAATTAACGCCAGAGAGTTTGAGTCATATTTTGAAAAACGCAGAATTACCTCAGACCAAGTATTTACCAATATTGACCAATTAACGATTGCGCAAAACTTAATTTCTTTAGCGCAAGGAGTTACATATGGCAATATTGGTGTGCAAGTAGGCGTTGAAACTTCTGGCGTATTGGTGTCTAGAACTTATTATGAGTATGAAAAGAAAACTTATTATTCAGCATTACAAGATTTATCGCGTGCAGAAAATGGTTTTGACTTTAATATTGATGTTGCGTATAACGGTTCAGGCGCGCCCACAAAAACACTTAGATTAGGTTATCCAAGAATTGGAACAACATATTCTGCAACTAATCCAAGCGCATTATTGTTTGAATTTCCTGCTGGAAATGTAGTTGAATATGAATATCCCGAAGATGGTTCATTAGTTGCTAATACTTTGTACGCACTTGGTGCTGGTTCAAATGAAGGTAAATTAGAAGCAACTTATCAAGATACAACATTTTTAACAAATGGCTGGGCTTTATATGAAGAACAGGCAAATTATTCAGATGTTACAGATGCAACCTATCTTGCACAATTAGCAGAGGGTCAAGTTATTGCAGTTTCTTATCCGCCAACAGTAATTAAACTTGTTGTACCTGCGTATGTAAGTCCTGTTTACGGTACTTATTCAATCGGTGATAGCGCAAGATTACGCATTACAGATGAACGGTTCCCTGCAACTGGTGTTGGTACTGCGGTTCAGGCTGGTTTAGATGAAATTTACCGTATTGTGGGAGTTGAAGTGCAGCCCGGTGAAGATGGTCCAGAGCGTGTAACATTAACTTTAACTACTACAACAAACTAGGAAATTATGGCATACATTAATCAACCGCCTGAGTTAAGAGTCCTATTTGCTGACCTTGACCGTAGATTGCGTTTGCTTGAAACTGCTACAAGATTTACATTTCCTAATGTAACATCAGACCCTAGCAATCCGCGCAAAGGTGATGCTTGGTTGAATATAACAACCAACCAAGCCAAAATCGTAGATGCAAACGGAACTGTACGCATACTGACTTGGACATAAAATGACTGTTGAACAATGGGTTGGATTATCTGTTGGCATAACAACGCTAATTACCGCATTTGCAATGGGAGTGCGGCATTTAGTTAAGTATTACCTTGCAGAATTAAAACCCAATGGGGGAAGCAGTTTGCGAGATGAGCAAAATAGACAAAGTGAAACAATTGCACGATTGGAAAGCCGCGTTGATGAGATTTATTTGCTACTTGTTAATCGCATTTAGTTTAACCAGTTGCGGTTATCAAGGTTACACAAGATATCCGTGCCAAGAGTTTGAAAACTGGTCAAAAACAGAATGTAATCCACCACAATGTGAAGCAATTGGACAATGTACAAAGGATTTATTACCAAATGTGGAGACTCAAAATGGCTAGAAAACGACTAACTCCCGAAGAATTACACGCACGCTTAATTGTTACAATAGGAATATTGTTGGCTTTGGTGTTTGCAGGTTCTGTATTTGCCATGCTTTATGCGTTGGTATTTGTAACACAACCTATGGCGCAAGCACCAAATGATGCGGCATTTATTGACCTTGTATCCACTTTATGCGTGTTTCTTACTGGTACTCTTTCAGGCATACTTTCTGCTAACGGATTAAAGTCCAAGCCAAAGAGTAAAGAAGAAGGAGAAATAAATGAGCCTAAATAAAGTAATTGAATTATGCGAGGCATCTGTTGGTTACACAGAAGGCGCAAATAACGATACAACATTTGGTAAGTGGTTTGGCATGAATAATGAACCTTGGTGTGCCATGTCTGCTTCAAAGATGTATTTTGATGCTGGCATTATCAAATCAGTTGCTAACACCAGAAAAGGTTTTGCATCTTGTGATGCATGGTTAAAATATTTAACAAAAAATAATCAACTTGTACCGTTAGGACAAGCCCAAAGAGGCGACCTTGTGTTTTTTCAGTTTGATGAAGATGCACAACCAGACCATGTGGGAATTGTTAAATTCCACCACACAACATTAAAATATCTTCAAGTATATGAAGGCAATACAAGTTCAGGTAAATCAGGCAGTCAGTCAAATGGTGATGGTTTCTATTTGAAAAAGCGTGATTACAAAACAATCATGGCAATCGCTAGACCAAAGGAGTAAAAATGGAAAAGAAATATCTTGAAATGATTAAGTCTGCATTACGCCACTTTGCGGTAACCGCTATTGCGTTATATGCGGCTGGTGTAACAGATATCAAAGCACTTGCGTTTGCTACTGCGGCGGCGGTTGTTGGACCTGCTATTCGCGGTATTGATAAAAATGACCCTTCATTTGGGCTAGTTGCAGATACTGTAGAAAATGCAATAATTGCTGCTGCTAGCAAAAGCAAGAAAAAAACTAAATAACACTTTGACTAGGCGGTTCTTTTGGGGAATTGCAACCGCCTAGTTAGAGGTATTCATATGGATATTGAAGGCAGATTTCACGCTAAATACACAATTACAAATGAGTGCTGGTTGTGGAATGCATCTAAATTACAAAGCGGATACGGTTTATTTACCGATGAAACTGGTAAAACAATTACCGCACATAGATGGTCGTATCAATATTTCAAAGGCAAAATTCCACAAGGTTTGGTAATTGACCATATATGCCGCAACCCTAGTTGCGTTAATCCAAAACATTTACAGGCAATAAGTCAATCAAATAATATAAAGAGAAGTTTGATTGTAAAAGCAAGAAGCGCCAGAACACATTGCAAACATGGTCATGAATTTACGCCACAAAACACTCGATATGTAAGAGGTCAGCGTGGGCGCAGATGTGCCACTTGTGCCAAAATAAGTAAAGGCTAATTTGCGGTTTCTTGTACGAGCAACATACTTTTGTGTGTATGATTTGCTTAACGAGAAAGGTGGCAATTATGGGCTTGGCAGATAAGTTAGAAGAGGCAAACAAGAACAAAAAACCATCAAACTGGTGTCCATATCAATTTATGTATGACAATCTAACGCCAGAAAATCAAAAGGCATTAGATGAAGCATGGGCAAGAGGTTTATCTGCAAATGTTATTTTAAGTGCGCTTCGGTCGGAAGGTATTAAAAGCAGTAATGAAGCAATACGAGCACATAGAAATGGTGTTTGTAAATGCCCGAAAAAATAAACAAAATTCTTGAAGATAGACAACAAATACACGGTGATGCAGAAGAAAACTTTGCACGCGCTGGTCGTGGTTGGGGCGCATTACTTGGTATTGATGACATACCTGCGTGGCAGGTGGCATTAATGATGGATTTCTTCAAGTCTGTGCGGTGTGTATCAAATCCGTTACATGAAGATAACTGGTTAGACAAATTAGGTTATACACAACACGGTATGGAGATATCTGATGAGTCTTAAACAACGATTTGAAGAATTGCCAGAAGATATTGAGTCAAGTGATGTAACTGAATTGCGTAGAGCATTAGTGCGTACACAGAAACAACTCAAAGATGCAAAGAACCGCACCGAAGAATTAGTTGAAGTAACAATACAAGCCGCTAAAGATGCAACTTTGGCTATGGGTTCAATTAAACCTGTACAAATTCCCGTATCGGATAAGCGCAAAAAATCTACTGAAGTTGCGCTATGGCATATGACGGACTGGCAAGGCAGTAAAAAAACAACCACATATAACTCACAAGTTATGCGCACACGCGTTATGGAGTTTGTGGATAAGGCATACAAGATTACAGAGATACAAAGAGCAGACCACCCTGTGAAAGATGTAGTTGTTTTGTTTGGTGGCGATATGGTGGAAGGTTTATTTAACTATCCAGCACAACTGCATGAAGTAGATGCAACGCTATTTGAACAATATGTAACTGTTTCAAGGTTAATTACAGATGTTATTAGAAAAGCATTAGCCATGTACGAAAATGTATTAGTGGTTGCAGAGTGGGGTAATCATGGGCGTATCGGTAACAAACGCGCAGATGTACCACGCAACGACAATATTGACCGTATGTGTTACGAATTAGCACGCCAGTTATTAGCAGATGAAAAGCGATTAACTTGGCAAGATTGTCCAGATGATGTACAAAGAGTTGAAATTGGTAATTACCGCGCATTGTTAATTCACGGTGATGAAGTGGGAAGAAACGGTTTTGCATCACCTACTGCAATTGTTCAACACGCAAATCGTTGGCGTAGCGGTGCGTATCCGTGGGAGTTCAGAGATGTATATGTGGGGCATTACCACACACACGCCTGTTGGCCCATGGCAAATGGATTAGGAAGTATTTATCAAACAGGTTCAACCGAAAGTGATAATCGGTATGCACGCGATTTACTAGCTGCTAGTGCTATTCCAAGCCAACGGTTGCATTTTATTGACCCAATTAAAGGCAGAGTTACCGCAGAATACAAAGTGTGGTTGGACTAATCTTCTTCATACTCATCACCATAATCAGAAGTAATTAACCGCATATTTGAAACATCAACGCCATTTTCTTTTGCCGCAGTCATTGCTTCCTTAAATACATTTAGCGCACGGTTAGTTAAATCATCAATCATGTCTGGATATTCAGTTTCTGTTCCTAATTCAACAGTCAAACCACCGCAACGGATTGCGATTTGTGAATAATGTGATTTTTCAGCCATAGCAGAAGTGTATGCCCACTCACGCTTGGGTATGCAAGTGTTACAAATAATGTGTTGAAATTAAAAAACTGCCTACTTTCCATAAGCCTTGTAAGGCTATTTGCGGACATTTGAATAGCAATTGCATATAGATGTACCACTTACATATATGCGTGTCTGTATGGGGCTGTAACGGCGTTAAAAACACCCTCTAAAACCCATCTCGGCGTGGTCTGATACACTTGTAGTCGTACGAACAACTAAATAGTGGTTTTAGAAATCGACAGAAACCGTTACCCATAGGGATATGGAAAAAACGAGATTAACGCCTAGGCACTCGAACACTTTGGCTATCGAAAGTAAATTACCCACACGCAGCAACATATGACAACTAAATATCTACAAAAACCTCGGTGAAGGCATCGGATTAACGCATATGCACCGCACCGCTCTGGCGAGGTTTGAAGTTAGATATTTTTCAAATAGGAGATATAAACGGAAAGCAAAATCGTTATTTAGTTTGCACCGTTCAGAGTATCCAGTAACAAATTGTAAGTCCGAACAAAACCAGCACAAACTGTTAGTCGCTGATAATCACACTAACAGTATTTAGGTACAGGTTCGGTATTCGGTAAGGTTCACAATTCACCGATATAACACATTACAAAAAGTTATGACACGCAAATAAGGGAACGCACGCAACGGGTAAGTCCTCGACAAGTGACAAAGACAGGCACCCACAGTAGTTGCTAATCAGCGCACTCCAAATAAGGCGGAAGTCGGCATGGAGAATTTATCTCAGAGGTCGGTTTGGCAAACCGATAGTGGTACACATTCCACAAACACATAAATAACTAGGGACATAATTCCGAAACGGCACTTGCACTAAAAGTAAGTGCCGTCTAACCGCTTAGGCAACGGTTACTGATGATGGTACGCCTATCACATACAAACAAACAAAGGGGTAACAAAATGGCAATGAGCAAAATGGACTACGAAGTAATAGCAGCACTAATAGTAAAAGCAAAAGAGTTTCACCCAGATGCAACAGAAGGACTTGAATCACTCACAATGATGCTAGTCGGCGCATTTGGCGCAAGTAATTCACGGTTCCGCTCAGATTTCTTTCTAACTGCGGCAGAACATTCGTCAGTAACTCCACTTTCACAAGAAAGTATGGATAACACATGGTCAAAGTTCCAACAACAACTACAAGAAAACAACTAAGGAAAAAGGGGTAAAACAAATGGCACTATCTTGGGATATAACAAAATGCGCAGACATTCAACTATTACAGTCTGACACAGAATGGAGAAAAACAGAGGGCATTATCTTCTCAACTATGAGCGTGGATATGCACACGATTACAGAAGAAAACGCAATTGAGTTTTACGCAAGATTGAAATTGCTTTCTACTGTTTACAACGGTTTCTTTTACGATAAAGAAACAAATCAATATGTTGAACCAACATTTGAAGATGTACAAATACGCATTGGACTAACAACCAACGCTTATTCAAGAAACACTTTCAAGCAATGGTTTAAGCGTATTGCTATGGCACATCACAAAGATATAAGTGAAAGCAAAATGCTAGCGGCTTATTACTCCGCAAAGGCAGAGATTGAACAACTTATGGAAGAGAAAACAACTCATACCGAACGCAATGAAAGTTTTGCGTTTGACCTACAACCAAGAAGCGGGGCATAACAAATGAACAAAGTACAACCTAAATATCCACAAGCAGTAGTACATCTAACACTTACTGAAAACGCATTTGAAATTATGGCAACAGTTTCAAAAGCACTTAGAAACAATGGCGCAACAAAGGAAGAAGTAAGTCAATACACAATGGACAGTATGGCTGGCGATTATGACGATTTAATTGCCGCGGTACATAGATGGGTAACCGTTGCATGACCGCCAAGATAATCAACATACGCAATACAGAGTGTCCTAATTGCCCAGAAATACAACCAGTTACCGATATTGAAGCAGACTTAGCATTTATTTTGGTATCCACCGAAGTATTTGCAAGAGCAATCAACGCTGGTAATTGTGAAATGGCAATGCAAGTTGCAGACCAACTTATTCATAGTGGTAACAAGTTAGGTCAATACGCAATACACAAATCGCATAGTTGAAGGCGAAATAGCACTTGCGGAAGTAGGCAGTTTTTTAATTCCGCAAGTGCTATCTAGTGCTGGACGGCACTACTGATGAGCCTCATCAGAAACTAACAAGAGGGATAAACAAATGACAACAGAAACAAATGCAACACCAGAAATAACACTTACAAATGAACAAAAAGCACAAGAAATTGTTAGTGGAACAACTGCATACGCAGTTCAAGAGGTCAAACTATTACTTGACAAAATTGACCACGAACAAAGAGTTGCGGCTACACAAAGAGAAAAAGCAACACAAGCAACTTCAAGGTACTTAAATCTCTTTACATCACTTGAAGAATTTATTAAGGAGCATGTAAAAGATGAACAAATCAGTATTGACGACTTGAAAGAGTTTGCAGAGGAAGTCAATATTTCACTTACAAAGTCCGTCAGAGTTACATTCAATGTTAAATGCGAATATGAATTTGATGTTCCACTTGACTGGACACATGATGATATTAGTGATGGTGATTTCACTATCCGTATTTCATCAAATATCAATGATGAACAAGTTGAAGAAACATCAGAGTCATTTGAAGTGGAAGATTTTGAGGTAGAAGATAATGACTAATACAAAAACAATTACAGTTACTGTTAAAACAGAAACAAATACAGTATCTACGGAAGTGGATACATGGCTAACAATCAATCCAACCAGTTTTTACCATGATGCGTGCGTATCCAAAGGGTATTGCACCGCAGAACAATATCTGGTTATCAACTGGTCTAAATGGATTAAGTGGTATCAAGACTCAATGGCGCACGGTACAAGTTTTATTTCCGTACCTTTTCCAGCATTCGTCGGTGACACTTACGCAATTGCGTTAGCGGTTGCTGCCGAGTTAAACAAACCAACAACAACCGAAGGGATAAACGCATAATGGCACACAGACTAGAGGAATTTGCAGACGGAACTTCCGCCTTCTTTTCCGCAAGAGAGGTTGCTTGGCACAAACTAGGCACCGTTACAGAAGGCGCACTCACCGCAGAAGATGCGCTAAAAACTGCACAACTTGATTGGGAAGTCATCAAATCTGATGACCCTGTATCAACAATGGTTCCTATGTACGGTAATTCCGCTATGGAACAAGGTTCAATGGAAGAAATTACATATGCAGATAAGTTTATGACTTATCGCTATCACCCAAAGACAAAAAAGGCGCAAGCACTTGGCGTTGTGGGTAATCGTTATACACCAGTACAAAACCTCCAAGCGTTTTCATTCCTAAATGCAGTTGCTGATGAAAGTGGCGCGGTATTTGAGACTGCTGGCAGTATTGACGGTGGTAAAAAAGTCTTTATGACTATGAAGATGCCAGAAGGATTGCAAATCGGTGGCGTAGATGCTATTGATTTATATTTGATGGCTTGGAACACACATGATGGAACTTCATCATTCAATGTTCTAGTTACTCCTATCCGCGTGGTTTGCCAGAACACGCTAACTGCCGCAATTTCACAAGCAAAATCCACTTTCACATTACGCCACACACCAAAAGTGGACAGTAAAATCCAAGCGGCACGAGAAACACTCAAATTGACATGGAAATACACAGAGTCATTTGAGCAGTTAGCAAATAACCTTCTCGGTCAGAAAATGACTGATAAGGAATTTTATTCATTAGTTGAAAATGTATTTCCAATTGATGACCCAGAAAGCCCACGCGCAGTAACTATGGCGGAAACTGCACGCGGAACACTTAATGGTTTGTGGAAAGCACCAACACAAGCCAACATTTTCGGTACAAAATGGGCGGCATACAACGCCTTTACCGAATATGCGGATTGGGCTAAGCCAGTCCGTGACAAAAATCCAGATACTGCTAGGGCTATCAGAATAGTTACTGGCGCAGGAGATAACTTCAAGAACAAAATCTTGAACCTGCTATAAGTCACCACAAGTCGGTAGGCGGTTTGGTACAAGTCGGGTAGTAGTTAAGTAACCCCACGAAGTGCCAAACCGCCTAATCGTTTGCAGAGCGTGTTTCTACTATTAGGCATAACAATAAATAGATACGCGACTTGCACTTTCAATTACTTGAACTCAATAAATAAATCGTCTAATCTAGTTAATGGAGGCAAACCCAAATGATAAACACCGTATTAGGCATCTCATTTTCTTTATTCACCGCAGTATCGGTATTGACACTAAATACTTTGAACTCAAACCCACTTAAATTGACACTACGCGGTAGGCGTTTTCTATTCGTAGTTGCATTTGTAATTGGAATAGCACTTTATCAATTTGCAATTCATTTCTTTTGGTATTGCAATGAAAGTGGTTGCGTAATTGAATGGAAGTAGGCAGTTTTTTAATTCAGACAAGTTTCTGCACACAAATTGTATGCAGATTATTTACGGAAGGTAAATAAAACATGGCAAACACGGTAAAAATACTGGTAGCGGTAGAAGTACCAACACCAAAGTCCACAGTTGAAAAACTAAAGGGTGCGGAACTATCAAAACAAATCCGCGAGACGGCAGAAGGCGAAGTGCTACACGCGCTTCAACATTTGAACCCAGTTGTATTGCGTGTTCGACTAGCAAGAGAGAAGGCATAAATGGAAAATAAATCGGCTCTGGCGGTCAATCCTGACCAACAGATGTGGGACACAAAACAGTTAGCCGCTTTGAAACAACTAGGGCTAACAAATGCAAGTAATGGAGATTTAGCAGTATTTCTTCATTACGCACAACGAACAGGGCTTGACCCGTTTGCACGCCAGTTATACATGATTGAACGCGGTGGTAAATTCACCATTCAATCGTCTATTGACGGACTGCGAATAGTTGCACAACGCTCTGGTGAATATGCTGGACAAGTCGGACCGTATTGGTGTGGCGAAGATGGCATATGGACAGACATATGGTTGGAAAAAACACCGCCTCTGGCGGCAAAGGTTGGCGTATTGCGCAAGGGGTTTGTTGAACCACTTTGGGCAGTCGCTAAATTTGATGGTTACAACGCAAATAGTCCGATATGGAAGAAAATGCCAGACTTGATGATTGCTAAATGCGCAGAAGCGTTAGCACTTAGAAAAGCGTTTCCTAACGATTTATCGGGTATTTACACCGCAGAGGAAATGGAACAGGCAGGTTCAACACCGATTGCGCCAGTAAGTGCAGTTGTTGAAATACCTGAACCAAAACCAGTTGATACACCACATATGGTTGCAAATTATCAAGATACTGCTCAAAATATTAAGAAAATTGATGATTTGAATACTTTGCGAACACTATTTACCGAATTGAAATCGGAACTGGATAACGAATTTCCAGACCGCGCTACAAATGAACTGACTACTCTCCGCGCAGAAATTATGGAGAGAAAAGCATTTCTTGAAGGCGAAAAGGCAAATGGATAATTCAAGTTTCTATATGGAACTTGATTTTAGTACCGAATTAACACCTGCGGAACGATTTGCACAGTTTCACGCAAACAATCCGCAGGTGTATTCGGCGCTAAAGTCTATGACTGCTGAACTTGTAAATCGGGGTCGGCGCAGAATTGGCATAAATATGCTATTTGAAGTATTGCGCTGGAATTACTACATGGAAACTGATGACCCTAACTCCGATTTCAAGATAAATAACAATTATGCACCGTATTACTCACGGCTAATAATTGATGAAAACCCACAATGGGCAAATGTATTTGAACTACGAACAATGAGAGGCAAATAATGAATATAGATACAAATTGGTTAGATTTTGTTTCTAAAATTGGAACAAAAACAACTACAACTACAAATAGCGTGACTATTAAAAGTAAATCTGAACAACCGTTAATTTCAATTCCGCCAGATAAGTTATTTGAACTATATGGCAATCTTGTTTTAGCAGGGTTTTCAGAAGATGAAGCACTCATAATCATTGTGGGAATTGCCCGAAATGACTCAAACAAGTAATGAACCGTACCGTTGCTGGTATTGCGCTAACTGGAAAGAAAATGAGTTAGCGCAATGTACGGTTTGCGGGAATTCTGGAAAGGCAAAATCAAATGGTTACACCACAAGCAATAGAAAATAGACTGGCATCATTATCTAAGGAAATTGATGATGCGCATGATTTTCTTGAACAGGCAGAACACGGTTATCACAAAGCAAAATCTGAGTTTGAGATTGCGGTAGCAACGGAAAGACTTGCATTTGCCGGTGAAAAATTGCGTGTACAAGATGTACAAGACCACGCCTTGATTAGATGTCAAACACAATATAGAGCACTTAATCAGGCAGAAGCGGTGGTAAAAGCAGCACGAGCAAACGCAACGCGTATCCGCACACAAGTGGATATTGCACGCTCTATCGGAACTTCCGTTAGGGCTTCACTTGAAATATAAAGGGAGAAAAAATGAACGCAAAACTGATAAAAGCAATTGTTAAACCTTTGCCAGATGATGAACTAATTGTTACATATTGGTTTGACAAAGAACAGGCAAATGATTTAGCAGCACAACATGATGAAGAACCACTAACAAATGAAGAGTGGAAGGCATTATGGGAGAAAATGTCAAAGAATAAACAACTTAATCAAATGGCAGATGAGTTATTTGATGAGTTATTTTGGAAAACAATCGAAGCAAGAAAGGGATAACAAATGCAAATAGATGAAATGTTAATGAAAGCATTAACAACATACGATAATAACCGCGAACGCTCACAACAAAAACAAATCGGAGTATCACAAATCGGTGGTTGCCGTAAGCAAGTATGGTTACAAATACAAAACACACCAAAGACAAATGAAACACTTAAATTACCTGCACTTATGGGTACCGCTATTCACAAAATGATTGAAGAAGCATTAGTGAAAGATAATGCGGCAAACTGGGGTGAATATTGGTTGGAAGAAGAAGTTGAATATGACGGATTGAAGGGTCATATTGATTTATACATTCCCAGCGTAGGCGCAGTTGTGGACTGGAAAACTACTAAATTGAAAAATTTAACTTATTTTCCAAGTACACAACAACGCACACAAGTGCAGTTATATGCGTATCTATTATCAAAAAATGGACACGCACCTAAAACAGTTACACTTGTGGGCATTCCGCGTGATGGAGATGAACGCAATATCAAATTGCACACCGAGGAATACAACGAAGCAATGGCACTTGAAGGTTTGAAGTGGTTGCGAGAAGTGCAAGATATGGATATAGCACCAGCACCAGAAAGATATGCGGCGCAATTCTGCAAGTTTTACTGTTCATATTACGGTGAAAGTTGTGGTGGCAAGGGAAAAGAAGTAGCAACAGAAACTATTAGTGATGACCAAATTATTTCTGTTGCGGAAACTTATATGCAATGCGTTAGCGATATTAACAAGTTAGAAAAGGTAAAAGAAGAATTAAAATCTGCGCTTGAAAATGTCAATGGCGTAACTCCAAGTGGCATAACAATTTCGTGGAGTCAAATCGCAGGGCGACAGTCAATTGACGAGAAGGCAGTTGAGGAAGCGTTAGGTTTCGTCCCTAAGAAACAAGGAGAGGCAACAATGAGATTGACGGTGAAATAATGGCGTGGATAAAAATTGA